TCCACAACACTATACTACTTGGTTAATACCTGTTCTCAATGATAGCGGAACAGTGCATCATGAACGCATGTTACATACGCTCAATGCAAAATATTATGATATATGTTTATTGAATACTAGTAGTTTTGATGATGCATATTTAATTGATTTTCAAGTTCACTTAGTAACAACTATGCAAGCAGCAATTGACAATGCAGTTAAGAAATCAACCAAACCTTGGTTATGGATTATCGCAGATTGTTGTGAGTATGATGGTTTTGATTTTAATTGGTTACCAAGCAATCATGAGATGAATTATATTCATTGTTGGCCAAGTGGCACATGTGAAAAAGGCGATACATTTCTAATAAATGTAAATGCCTATAAAAGTGGTGAGCGCAATTATAACTTCGACCATAAACCACTAAAACGCAAAGGTTGGCCAGTTTATGCTACAACCGAGAACGGTCTTGCGTGGGATTTAAATAATAAACCTCGCAGTAATAGTATATATACAGTTTATTCTTACACAGGTGTTATTGACTATCCTGATGTATGTTTATGGGATAAACGACCAGTAGTTAGTCTTAACAATAGCAATAGCAGTTGTTTAATACCACGTGATTGCATAGTTAAAAATGAAATATATGAATATCCACATCTTTTACGATATCCACAATATGGGTTTAATATACCTATTGATATTATAATGATATCAAATGGTGAAAGTTGTGCTGATAAAAATTGGAAAAGATTATGTAATGTGCGTGGCGAATATAAAGTTCATCACATTAGTGGCATTAATGGAAGGTTAGAATCATACCAAGCTGCAGCAAAGCAAAGTAAATCAGCATGGTTCATTGCTGTATTTGGTAAATGTTATATGTTAGATAATTTTGCAGAATTTAATTGGCAACCTGATTTTTGGCAAGAACCAAAACATTATATTTTTTATAATCATAATTTAGATAACAATTTAACTTATGGTCATATGGCACCAATAGCATATAATAAAAAACTTATGTTAGAAAATATTGGTGGATTAGATATAACTCTTGCACAAAAACACACAGTTGTTCCAATTACAATAAGTGAAACAAGTTTGACAGAAGATCCATGGTTATCTTGGCGCACGGCATTTCGTGAGGTTGTAAAAATTATTCATTATAATCAACAATCAACAACTGTTGAAAGTGAATACAGATTATATGTTTGGAAAAATAGTAAAGATTTGTGGCAACGCCGTGGTGCAGAAGATGCAGAACTTTATTATACCTATGCTAGTAATGGTGGCGATGAATCTACACTTTTAGAAACAGTTGAGTGGGGTTGGTTGCAAGATTATTTTAACTCACGTTATAGTGCAGAAATTACAGTTTGAATTATAAAATTAACATCAGTATCGCTTAAATGTGTATGTGATGGAATACTAATTATTTTGTTTGCTAAAGATTCCGCATAAGGGCAACTATGATTATTGTATTTTGCAAATAATTTTTCCTTATGTAGAGGAAATTTATAATGGTGCCCATAACTAATTAAATTTTTATCTAAGTTCTGAACTACATTTTCATAATTTACTGGTGATATCGGGAAAACATACCAGTTATAATTATTATAAAAACTTTCTTTTGGAAATTTTAATTTGTCTTCAAAGTTTTTAAAACTTTCAATGTATTTTTTTACTATTTGCGTTTTTTTATATTTGCGATTTTCATATAAATCAATGTTTGCAGCTATAAGTGCAGTTTGTATTGCAGTAATTCTTAAATTAAGACCATGGTAATTTATTTTACCTTCGGGTCCAGAAATAGTTTTTCCAACTATGCACCTTGCATTTAGATTTGTTGCATCAATATATTTACTTACAACTGCACCACCGCCTCCTATACCATTAAAATTTTTGTGATGGTTAAAACTTAAACATATTGCATCTGCAATTGTTTGATCATAACTTTCGTTTGTCAAACCAAAACTTTGAGCTGCGTCAATTATTAGTTTAAGTTTTTTACTCTTACACCAACTATGCAATTTATTAATATCACAACCTAAACCATATAAATCAACAACAATTACTGCACTGATTTCTTTTGAATATAGTTTATAAATATCTTCTAAATGTTTAAAATTTAATAACCATGATTCATCTACATCAACAAAAGTAGGAATACATCCTATACCAACTACAGCTTGTGCTGTAGCGGAATAAGTCATAGTAGGAATTAAAATTCTTGAATTTTTTGGAATTTCTAAAGATAAAAGTGCAGCATGTAATGCCGCTGTGCCACTAGATGTTAGTTGAACATTTGCATTATTATACAAATTTTTTATAAAATCTATAAGAATTTTTGTATAAGGACAATCAAAAGTTAAACCATGTTTAAAAATAATGTTAGTATATTCATAAATTTTTCTTTTGTTTTCTTCAAACTGTAATTTTTCATTACCAAAAGTTATCATAATAATATTTTAATACCATCTTCTAAATTTGTTTTTGGCGTATAGCCAAGATATTGAACTGCACGACGAGTATTAAGTGAACCACGTTTTGGCATATTATAAGGAATGCCATCGCCATAGATAATTTTGCTTTGAGTATTAGTCCAATCTTTAATAATTTTGATAGCATCTTGTAGTGTTCTTGCTTGACCATAACTTACATTGGTAATAAAATTATGTGTATCAAATACCGCAGCATTTGCGATAGCCTGTGCTACATCTTCAACATATGTAAAGTCTAACGTTGCTTGTGGATCATCTACATGAATCGTTTCTTGATTTAATGCAGCACGAATCCATTTAGAAATTACTCTTTTATTATCATCACGGTTGCCATATACTGCGGTTGGACGAATGATTACCCACTGTTTAGCAATAATTCTAACCAATTCTTCGCACATTTTTTTAGCCCTACCATAATCATTAATGGGTTTTAATTGTGCATCTTCTACAATTTCCCCATTCCAATCGCCATAAACCATGCTGCTTGAAATATAAACTATCTTTGCATTAGGATAAGTTGTCAATAGATGAATTGTACTTTGAACAGTATTACGCCATGCAGCAAGATTGTCTTTAGAAAAGGTTGCTTGGTTAGGTTCACCAGCAAGATGAACAATTACATCTACATCTTGGATAATAGTGCTACTACAATCTGCATTGATCCAGTCATCATATGCAAACTCCATATATCGTCCACGAGCCATATAAAGTTCTGTATTAATAAAACGCAAATCATCAATGATAGTAACCCTGTGACCACTATCTTTTAGACGCTTTACAACATGATGTCCAATAAAACCATATCCACCTGTGACTAATACGTGCATTTTAAACCGCCATATCTGCTTTTATTGTTGGGTGATATTTGTAATTCATTAATCGAATATCTTCTAACTGTGCTGTAAAAACATCTTTAACATCGCTTAAATCAAGAAATGGTAAAGGATATGGTTCACGGCTTAATTGTTCAATAACTTGTGGAACATGATTATTATAGATATGAACATCACCAAATGTCAATATTAATTCGCCTACTTTTGCGCCAATTGTTTTGGCAACAAGATGTGTAAGTAACGCATAGCTTGCGATATTAAATGGCACACCTAAAAATAGATCCGCACTGCGCTGATACATTTGGCAAGATAATATGTTGTTACGAATATAAAACTGTGCAAACATATGACAAGGTGGAAGTGCCATATCTTTAAGTTCGCCAGGATTCCATGCGGTTAAAATATGACGACGACCTGTTGGATCGCTTTTTAATCCATCAATTAGTTCTGCTAATTGGTCTACTTCGGTTCCATCATGAGTACGCCAATGACGCCACTGAACACCATATACACGGCCCAAATCGCCACTATAAGTAGACTTTGGAAGCCAATAGCTTGAACGAGCATTGGCAGTCCAGATGGTTTTCTTTGTTTCATCTCGTGTTCCATATAAGATTTCTGCCAATCGTCGTTCATCACCGCTACCCTCTATAAACCAAAGTAGTTCACTTACTACGCTTTTCCAAGCAAGTTTCTTTGTTGTAACCGCTGGAAATCCTTCTTGTAAATTAAAACGTAGTTGCTCACCAAAAAGACTAACCGTTCCAACACCAGTTCTATCTATATTTTGTGGTCCTGTTAGTATAATTTTTTGACATAATTCATTATAATTTTGCACGTTTCCATACCTGAAATGTTTTATCTTTGCCGTAAGTTTCCCAATCCATTTGGAAATTATGTAATAATTCTACCACATTTACATGCACATCGCAATTATAATTATCATCAAATACAGTAAGATAGATTTGTTCAAAAAGATGTTTGGTACTACTAATAAGTTTAGCACCGCCTATAATCCATATATCTTTATCAGGATTTTTTGCTTTTAATACAGAAAGACTTTGTTCAATAAAATTACCGTGTATAACATAATGAGTATCACGAAAATTATCTACTGGTTGATTTGTAACTACACAACATGTTCTATCATTTAGAGGCTTTGGCATCTTAGGATCAAGCCAAGTATTGCTACCCATAACAACAATGTGGTTGCAGGTATTACTAGAAAACCACTGCATATCTTGTTTGTCATGCGGCCACGGTAGTGTTCCACCATGCCCCATGCCACCATTACGATCCACAGCAAAGATGGCTTTAATCATAGGTCTAATAATTCGTTGGTCTTGGTTTCTACTTCTTCTGCTATTGCAGATATATTAAGATGAAAATCTACGCATTCTATGAGTTCATCATGTGCATCAAGATAGTTTTCAATTACGGTTTCAATGTCTGCGTATTCATAACCATTTTCTAACATTGTCGTCACATCAAATGAATGAAGTTGACCATCTTGAAACTTTGCATCTATTTTTTTAATAAAACGAATGGGAACATCTGATATTTCAACACTTGAAATCAAATGTTCCCATCTATTAAAAAACTCATCACTAAAATTAGACACTGGTTTTTGTCTTAACGGTCTTTGCTGGTGCCTTTTTTGTGGATTTTACAACCACAGGTTTATCGTTTTTAAGTTCGTTAAGTTGTTGTTGCATGCTTTGCATAGTTTTCATCATTTCCATCATTACAGCAGTCATGTCTGGCTGTGCTGATGATGCTGATTGAACTACTGGTGCTAGTTTTGCGTTTTCTGCTGCAATGTCGATACCAAGGTCTGCAAGACTTGCATTTTCACTTACGAATGCATCTGTATTTGCTGTCTTTGCTGGATCTGCATAGCCTTGTTGATTTTCCATACGCTCAAGACGCTTTACTGCTTCATCACCTTTGCCAACTTGTGAAAGAAGTTTATTAAGTTCATCAAGACGCATGCTGCTCTTACTGTTTGGTGTAATCATAACATTATTAGCTGGTACACGCTTTAAATAATTTTCATGGCTTAATGCTTGTAACATATTTTGACCATCACTCATCATGCGACGTTCTAGAATATCACTAAACTCATATGCTTGCTGACCTTCATTACTTTCTAAAATCTTCATGACATCATCATGATATTTCTGTGGCATGATATCACTATAAATGACAACTGCCATATGTGCTTCATCACCACCAATACTACGCTTGACGATGATAACTTTCTTATTATTAACTCTACCTACGTGTTTAAAAAAACTCATTGATCTACTTCCTCTGTTGGTTGTGCAGGTGGAGTTGCGTTTGCAATAAATGCCTTTACTTTATCATAAACTGCACCAACGGTTGATAACTCTTCTGCCTTAAATGCACCACGTTGTGCAACAATTTCTACAATTTGCATTAAAAATGCAATATCATTGATAGTTACACCTGTTGGTGGTGTTTGAACTTCGTTTAAATCGTCGCTCATCTTAGTCTCCATTATATTATATTTAATATAATAAAAAAGGCTCCGAAAATTTTTCGGAGCCTTGGTAGATGCCTATGGATGGATAGGATTAGGCATCTTCGTAGTAAGCATGAACACCAAATGGCGGTTCAATGGTCTTGTTATACCTGTTATGGATAATCCAAACAGTATCACAATAGTTTTCATCACCCCACGAACCAAATGGCTCACCGTCAGTAAACACAATCAATAGCTTTGGTGACACATCTTCATGTTTCATCCAGTTCCAGTTCACTTCAAAGTCAGTGCCACCAAAACCTTTGGGTTCATAGTTTACAAGGTCATCACCATCAGTAGTAGTATATTCTTGTGGGTTGTGAACCTTTGTATCAAAACACCATACCTTGATTTTGTAATCATCATATGATTGCATAATACCATTGATTTCACCAAAGAAGTTACTCAACTGTTCATTGCTGATAGAACCACTGGTATCAATAGCAACACAAACATCGATAGCTTGGTCTTTACGCATGTTAGGCAATACAAAACCATTACTAAAATGTTTCTTGTTAGGAATAGTCCAAGTGTAATCATTCTTAACAGTAGATTGTATTTGCTGTGTAATGAGTTCACGCCAGTTGATTTTTGGTTGTGTGAGTTCAGCAATCATACGCTTGACATTGCCAGGAACATTGCCAGCGCCAGCACTTTGTGCGGCGGCAAGCATTGCTTCCTTAAACTCATCCTTAATCTTTTGGCGTTCTTCTTGTGAAATTGTAGGACGACCTTTGCCATCCTTATCACCTTTGCCATCACCATCGCCATTACCCTTGCCATCCTTGTCAGCATCAAGATGGTCATCAAGCAACTGGTCAAGCAAATCTTCAATGTTGATTTTCTGTGCGTTCTTGATCAAGTCTTCATAAACTTGTTCAAAGTTCCATTCATCATATTTGCGATCATACAGAACAGGCACAACGGTAATACGTTGACCAAGGTTGTATTTGATGCAGTCAGCATTGACCACATAGTCCATTGCAATATTAGCTAGGTCTTTCTGTTTACCCATACCACGGTTCATATGGTCATAAGCACAATGCAGCAACTCGTGACAAAACAAAAACATCATTTGGTTGGTAGGCAGTTTGAGGATAAAGTCACTGTTGTAGTAGAAGTGACGACCATCGGTTGCGGCAGTAGTTAGCCAACTATCAGAATTGACCAGTTTAAGACGCATGGCAAGATTGCCAAAAAATGGTTGTTTAAGAACCAGTGCAATACGTGCTTTGAGAATTGCTTGACGTGCGTTGTAATCTACCGTGGCGTCAATAGTATCAGACAGCTTGCCGCCACCTTGTTTGATTTTAGCCATAATTGTTCTCCTATCCATATATAGATGATACCACATAATTATATTATGTCAAGAGAAAAATAGGGGGATAATGTTGCGGCATTACCCCCCTAAATGTGGAGAAATTAACGGTTTCTCCACTGCCTATCTCGCCCCCAAAGTGATGGAGAACGATAGGGCGAGATTAGTCACGCACTGCTGCAAGAATGAAGTCGCCATTCTTGGCATGGTATTCTTTGTAATGCGCCATCTTGCTAGTCTTCATTGGCAACTTGTAGTTGCGGAGAATAGTAGCAAGCATCATTACTTGCAGTTCCGTATCCATATTGTCAAGGAAGAAACGGAACACATTGTCAAGTTCACCATGCCATGCAGTATTTTCGCTGTCTTTCATGCGTTCGCCACCACGACGATCAAAACTATCTTTGAGTTCATAGCAACATGAAACGGTCAACGAATACTTTGCACCAATATCCTTGGCTTTGAGTTCCTTGACCTTGCCGTTAAGAATATCGGTAGGGTTAGGCATTTGACTTGCAACTTTGCGATGTGCGGCAAACTTGAGCGCAACACCTTCACCAACAGTGCCTGCAACAAGGTCATTGAGTTCCGTATCTGCAAGGTCTTCTTGTAGGAGATCACTAACAAATGACCAACTACGAGGCGTAGCAAATGATGCACCGCTTTGGCGAGGATCAAAGTTGAACAAATCATTTTTGTTGCATGTTACATAAGCAACAACGTCAGGATTGATACCATGGTTCAATGCCCAATCATTCCAACTATCAAAGTCAACACGCAAGTTCAAGTGAACAAAACGGTTAGCAAGTGGCGAAGGCATACGATACACGACACCACGGTCAGTATCACGGTTACCAGCGGCAACGATAACAACATTGTCAGGAAGTTCATACGTGCCAACACGACGATTGAGCACAAGTTGATAAGCAGCAGCTTGTGTAGCTGGTGCAGCACTGTTCATTTCATCAAGAAAAAGAACAACGATAGGATACTTGGCAGATTCTTCTGCCGTAGGAAGATCAGGTGGTGCATTCCACATTGCATTACCTACGGTAGGATTGTAGTAAAGAACACCTTTGAGATCACTAGGGTCCATAAGTGCAAGACGCAAGTCATACAACTTACCACCCAAGCTAGAACAAATATCAGCAACCAATTCGGACTTGCCAATACCAGGCGCACCCCACAAGAAGATTGGGCGTTTACGTTTCATACATACCATAATTTCACGCTTTGCGGATGCAAGCGTAACTGTCCGTACTTCGGACACTGCATCGTTTGGTTTAGCCATAGTAATTCTCCATCAATTGACTATAACTTAATATAACATATTATTTTACGTTGTCAAGCACTTTTTTCAAGACGAACATAATGTAAACGTGTTACATTCTTGTCATCGTGCTTATAGATACGTGCAGTCAGGCTGATTTTTTTGTTATTTTCCAAGCGGTTAGTATGTGGAAAACTTATAAGATTTCCATCATTTTCAGCGGTATGATACCATTTACCATAGTTATGGCTATAAACGGCACTTACAATAGTAACAGCACCTTTAAATCCGTCACCGATCTTGCCAATGTGACGGCTATTTTCGCCAATTAGTGCAATCTTTTCAACAGCTTGCTCACGCTTTACAGCGTTTTCATAACTATTAGGGATACTTGCAATTACTGCTAAATTGCGATAGTCGTCTACATAAAACTCTTTTTTTTCGGTTAGTAGAACGCAAGTTTTCCAGTATTCTTGTAGTGTGCCAGCAATAAGTTCAATCATTTTGCTGTCAAGATATTCACAAATTTGTTCAGCAATTTCAATATCTTGCGGCAAAATGTTAAAGTTTTCTGTTTCTGGATTTAAAAACTCACGCATAAGTGCGCCATTGCTTAATTCACCTTGTGTAGCGTCATGCCGTTTGATATAACGACCGTTTGTCCGTTGTGCCGCACAAGCGGCAGACATAGCATGTTTTAAGCTAATAGTTGTCATTTACCACCTTTATATTTTGGTTTACGGTTATAGCTTCCCTTGCCCTTGCGTGGGGTGACAATTTTTTGACGGTATTTTGGGTCCGCTAGGGACTTTGCGATAACGCTACGCACAGCTAGTTCTACATCCATATATGCATATTAACATATATTTACGGGCTGTCAAGATAATATTTGTATAGCTTGTTTAAGATTATTATCACAAAGCAATAAAATACTGGATAATTCACCGTCCATTAGGAATAATTCACCTTTACTCATTCTATAAAACCAAGGGTTCATATGGTAACGATCCATTAAAACTAATTCATTTCCATGAATTGGAAATTTTTTAACATCTAGGTGGTGCTCATAAAACTTATAACCAGCACTAAAAAGCAAATCAAAACCAGTGCCATTTAATCTAAAACCAAAGTTTTTATTTGTATTATACCAATATAATATAATTGTATTTTTTTGATTTATATTAGGAAATCTTGCGTCTTGTCCGTTTGCCAGTGTCCATAATTCATGCGTCCAGTCAATCTTAGACTTTGCACTCATTTTGTAGGATAAACTGCTGCGCCACTGTTTAATAGCACAACACTGAACCGATTAGTTTTAAATTGTGTATTAAGTTTTTTACAAAGATTTATAGCATGACCAGGATTACTAAAACTGCTTTTCTTGTATTTTGGTCCATTATATTGTGCAAGCATACTTGTAGTTTTAAGATTTACTGGCTTATTATCTAGAAAGATAGCCCAAATACCCTCACTGGCCAGAACTTGTTCTGACTTATAAGTTTGTTTATTCGTAATTTCTAACAGTACTTGAGGCTTAGGTCTACTCATAATTGATAATATCTATACTTTATTTATATGATCGATTCGATCCTAAAAATCTTTACCTATCATTTCTACATTAATTACATCTGCATTTTGCAATTTTTCTTCTAATTCGCCAATTTTATTTTCTAATTGCAGAACATATCCTAGTAAATCAACCAATTCACTTTGAACTTTACGTATTTCATCATTGTCAATAATTTGTTTACCTGCGACAATAGTGGCACGATTATTAAACTCACGAATATAATGCGTATTAGGCGGTCTCACTATTACAAATCCTTAATCGTTCTTGTTGTTCCAACTTGGTCTTAAATGGACCTTCGTGCTCATAACGTTGTAGTGTAATAAGTTTTGGTGTAAACTCTGGAACAAAAATCTTATTATATTTTACTACATAATATCCTGCACAATAATAACTACTGCTTTTGTCATTTTTAGTATATACTGGACATTTTAGTTTTACATTCCATAGGATATTGTGTGGTGTATGATTGGTAGGGTAATCATAAACTGTATTTTCAACAGTGGGTTTTGACTCACGACTGCGACGAACAAACTTAATATCTTTGTTTGCAATCATTTCTTGCATATTAGGGAAAACTTCTATATTGTCTTCCATCGTGCAACGAACACCACTTGTGGTTTGCGCAATGTTTCCAATACGCTCACCACGATCATTTTCAATAATCCAGAAACGGTTTTCAACAATGCTTTTAGCTTTGAGTGTCATCTTTACTCTTTCCTTCGATCATATCAAATAGCGAATTATATTCAGCACGAACTTCAATGAATGAAGCCCATCCAATAGCGGCAACAATACCCATTAACACACGATCATTATCAATATTCCAATATTGGTATATCTCAAGTAAAAACACAGTAAGAACTGCCCATGGAAAATATTTTACAAAAAAATCACGCATAAATTTGCTCCTGTAAAGGTTTGGAAAGGATATCAGCAATCGGTTGCACATTTTCACTCAACTTGACAAGTTCCCATTTACTACAAAACTTAATAAGATGTGTGCCAATTTGTTTATTGCTTTTGGGCTGCACACGCATAAGTTCAGCATCAATAGCATCACGTATATCTTGTGGCTGTGCAGTTAAATCCACAAGAACACGATTTTCTTCAAAACGGTCAAGCACACGATGTTCCACACCTTCATGATCTGTCCAACGTTGCAACATCATATTATTCCATGCCCAACCACGTTTATCACGGTCAGCAAATGCTTCGACCAAACCAACCTTTTTAGTGCTACCTTTGGTGCGAACACCAGGATAAGCAGTCATAATGTTATCGGTGGGGTCACCACGCATACACTTTTCAAACAACACAAACTTTGGATCACCAACAGTCTTGTGTTCTTTAGTTTTATTATCAACAACTGGTTTACCATTATCATCAAAGTAGCCAGCAGTAGTGATATAATGGTTAACTAAACCATTATAAATGCTTACATTTTTGTCAAGCAATTGGTGAAAGTCGCTATCATTGCTTAAGATTATATGTTCATCCTGTGGATGTAGCGCAATCCACCGTGCAATAATATCATCTGCTTCTGCACGTTCAACTCTAATAACACTGCAATTTGTCTTTTCATTTACCCATTGTGTAAAATCACCATAGGCTTTCCAAAACTCTGCATCTTCCTCTGCTTCACGCACTGTCATTTTGTTTTTAAGAACAGCACGATTTGCTTTGTATGTGAGTTTATGATCCTTGCGCCAGCTACGAGCCTCAAGCGCAAAAATAACATGATCAGGTTTGTGTAGTCGGTCTACCTTTTGTATCACATTAAACATAATGTGCAAGGCAAGACCAATCTTCTGCCACATATCAGTTCCACGATTGGTGGAATGGCGGGCACGTGCAAACAGATTTGCTGTATCTACAAGAAGATATTTCATAATACCAATATAATGTATGGAGTTTATTTTGTCAAGAGTTATTTTATTTCAGTGCGACCATCACCAAGATTGGTTCTGGTAACATAGCGACTATTCTCTAAATTAGGGGGATTTTGTTCATTGGTTCGTATAATATTACGTGCCACATCATTAAGCCAAGCATCTACAAGGTCTTCTGGATTTATACCACGATAACCATTAGCACGTAGCATCTCTATAAACTCATTGTTCCAATCAAGTTCCATGCTACCCATGCTTGGATTTTTTGGGTCAAAATCAAATCCAAGCACAGATATACGTGGTTCTACTTTTACTGGTTTTTCTTTTTTATTTCGTGGTTTTTTGGGTTTAGGTTCACTATCAGTTTTAGCAACGGCTGGTGGTGCGTTTTCTGGTTGTACAGCAGAGGCGTCAGCGGTTTTGTTATTTGTATTAGTTAAAGTTTCTATAATTTTATTAAAGATTTTCATTGACACACTGTTTGAAATACTGGACGACCCCAAGCATCACGACCTGCAAAATAGCGATTGCAAACAGGTTGATAACCATAAGATTGTGGATAGTATGGTTGAGGTTGGTAATATTGTTGTTGGTTCATGTTATTCAACATACCACCAATAATCAAACCACCAACAAGTCCGCCAAATAGTGCAGCACCTGCATCACCACCATTATTGTAACCAGGTCTTGGTCCATTCCAATGATTGTGATGACCATTCCAATCAGCATAAGATACTGACGGCATTAAAGTTACAGTTACTAATATAGCAGCAATAATCTTACGCATGATTTTCTCCATATAATCCTTTATACTACGGTATTTAATATCTGTCAAGCATTAATTTAGATAAGGGCGATGTTTTGCCTCAAATTCTTTTATAAACCTAGCAGCACTTGGATGTAGTACAATTTTTTCATTTTCTAAATCTTCTGGTAATTCAGCACCAAGATATTCATATATTTCACGTGCTTCAACATACTTTTTACCATGTTTTTTAATTTGTTCTTGAATATATTTTAACATAAAATATTCAATTTCTTCTTGATCTAGTTCTAGTTCTTCTTGACTACTCATTTGTAACCTGTAATAGTGTTATATAAGTTTTCCATGCCTCTTCAAGAGATGGATGTTGTAATCTAAGTTTTTGTTGTTTTGCATATGAAACGTTAAAAAATGTATTATCATCATTATTTGTTAATAATGCATTATCAACCCACTTTATGATAATTTTTTTACGAGCATCACGAAATTCTTGCCAACCAGCACTATCACGTGGGATAGACCGTCCTGTATCATACTCAAAATCATATTCATATTGAGTGCTGCTCACCTATTACTTATCAATTTATTTTATACTTCAAGTTTATCTTTTGGAAAAAATTTTAATTTCATAGCAGCATGTGTAGCCGCTTCACTACTTATAAAATGCATTTGAACTTTATCTAAACCACACGTTACAAATGTAAAATCTACACCATATCTATAACCAGCTTCGCCCATTGCATTACAAATAATACAAGCGGCTTCTACATCACGATAGTTTGCATTAAGCGCACCGCCTTCTATATAATCACCAGGATCAATCATATATCCGTTTGAAATCGGTCTTTGTGTAAGTGATGAACTTGGAAATTCTAATGTTATAGATTTATTTGACATTCATAAGCCAACATAAAAAAACTTACATGTTCTTCATTTGTGAACATAACAGGCAATTCTTTTCCATTATCATTTTGGAGAAAAACATAATCTTGACCATTACGTAATCCATGATGATTAAAAATATCTTTTAATTTACGCATTGCCGAATTACGTTTATTCCATAAATTATATCTTGCCGAACCTTTTAGTTCCTTAAGTGGAAACCTTGCTATGTTATTTTCATTTTTATTAGAAAGTTGTACATCAAGATATGGCACTGGCAAAAATCCATCAGTTAATTAATATTTGTATTTGGTTTTTCATCATACAGTCTTGCATCTGTATCCCAGTTATTTGGGATTTTTTCACCACGCCGCACTCGTTCAAACTGCGAGTAAGCGTGTGTGTTACGCTTGTAAAGATCCGCTTCATTAAAAATAAAGCCATATTCAACACAAAATCCCCTGAAATTATCAAGGTCATTGAAAACACGATTTACATTTGGATTCTTAATCATTTGATATCTTTCTATTTGTGGACTTGCCAGTGCCATAATTCCTAATATACAATAAACTTATAGTTTGTCAACTGCTTTTTTATTATTATTTTCCAATAACTTATTATAGTGGTCAATTGCGGCTTGAAGTTTAGGAATATCGTCCTTTTGCAAAATTACATCATTCCAAATCAAATCTGCCCCAAAAATATATTTTATAGCAGCCCAAACTCGTTTGTAAAATGGTTGATAATTGCTTGCTTGAACATTTACAATAAAATCTGGTTTATAAGGCATTTCATTGCCCCAATCATACACTTGAATAATAATTGTATGATCGGGACTATGACATTCACAGGAAAGAAATACCTCAAGGTCATCATGTTTTACTGTTATATCTTCAATATTGTTCATAATTCTAATCCGAAATGTGCTTTAAGTGTGTTATTTGCAGCAGATATACCACTTTTAAAACCCCTTGCATATTCATCGCCACTTCCCTTAAAAGTATCGTGTCGGTTATCCAATATAGAAATACATTCCTTAATAATTAAGTTAGCAAACTTAATATGGTTTACATGACTTATTTTTGGATTATACCATACTTTTCTTGCTATTTCTAAAATGCGTTCTTCATTCATTATTTTGTCTTTGCTGGTAGTAGATACTCATACTTGATAAGACCACTATCAACTGTAATCTTGGCTACGCCGTCATCACTGAACTGCATTGTCTTATCACCTTGAAGATTTAAAATAGACATAACCAAACTCACTGGCCATGCCCAACCTTTTGTAAGAGTTCCAGTGACGCCACTTTGGAATACAAAGTTACCAGCATGAGTTGAAGCATCACCAAAATAAAACTTCAAATCATTTCCTTCTGTTTTTGCAATAAAGGCAGGTTCTTCATTATTAGCTTGTGCTTGGAACTTAAGGCGTTGAATAGCGGCGACTGTTGGTTCAATTGTAATACCAAAGTTTGCGCCACGGAAAGTAACAGTTTTCAACTTCTCGTTGATAACTTCTGTTGTCATAAAACGATAGTCATTTTTGAAATCACCATTGGCATTTTCAAAGTGAATACCAACGGGTGTTGAACTACCGTTGCGAGTTTCACGTTTCAATTCAATGGTTGCATCTTTTGCATATTCTGGAATATTGAGAATAGTATTCAACTTCTGTAGATTTGGCATACCAAATACGCCAGCAAAATCTGCATTTACTTCGTTGAACTTTGCATTTATAATTAGTGTGCGATCTTCGCTAACGCTTTGAATCTTTGTTTCTTTATCATCGCCTGTAATCTTGATAACATCAATTTTACCAGTTCCAAGTGTATGATGTACAATATCTGTAAGAAAGTCTTTCATAGATTTTTTCCTTTATGTATTAGAATACCAAATTATAAATTATAAGTCAATTATTTCTGCAGTTCCACCACTAATTTTATATCTTGGTTGTATTTCGCCGTTTTTGCGCCATACCATATTACTACTTTTAAGAGGTTTAATTTCAAAACTTTCCAAAATAAATCCAATTTTAGTAAGTTCATCTATTACAAAATTGTAATCAATAACGCTTAAACTATTTTCCATATTTGCTTTTTGTGCCCATAATTTATCATGTGGTAAAAAATTAAATACCCAATTTCCACCATCATAAAGTAAATCATAAACTTGTTTGCTAATATCAATTATATAATCTTCATTAGACGCTACAAATTCATTAAAACAATATACTATTCCAAAAGATTGTTGCGGCAAAGAAGCCATATCATTATTTGCAATTTCATATTTTCTCAATCTACGATTTGCATAAAACTCATTATTTAATGATGTTGCTGCTTCTAAACATATGTCATAGAATCTATCAGCTATATAAAGCGGTTCTGCGGATACACTAAACGGTAAAAATTGTCCTAGACCTGGAAACAATTCAAGTGTTGGTATATTATTTGCAATATGTTTTGATAATAAACTTGATAAGTTTGAAATATCATATTCATTGAAATCATTTAGACTCAAAAAAATTCTTCGTGATTCTAAACTCTGACCTTTTAGTTTTTTTGCATTGGTATCAGTATTATCTTTTAATATTTTAAAGTCATTTACTAAACCAACTTCAAGTTTAACAATAAGGTTATCAAACAATTCTGCTACTTCACCAAAATATGTAGAATATTTTCTAAAACTATCTTTTGCGTCTTTTAAATTATTAAGATGATTTTGTTTTTCAAAAATATCCATTAGTCAAACTCAAATAAATTTGTAAAAGTGTTGCTTATATTTGTTCTATTAGTAATATCCCAACTTAACACACCAAGCAAGTTTTCTACTTTTTGGCTAACAATTGTATCTTCCATTTCATCACTGTCAAATGGCAATTCTTTAAACCACTGTGGAATACGTGTTTCATCAGTGGGATAACCAATACTGGTTAGTTTGAGTGGATTGTCTTTTAGTTTACATACAATAGTTTTCATACCATCAACAATTTCAATACTTCGAGTATCACCGTGCATTCGCCGCAAATTATTCCAATTTAATGCAGCACGAACATGTCCTGGCATATTAGCACGACCTTCACGGCGTTCTGCTTCACCATAAAATGTTAATCTATTAACACGCTTTGGTGTTCCTTTTTCCCAACTTGGTAAACTTTTAAATGTATATTTGAACTTACGAATTTCCTCAACTAGCGTTTCTTGATCAACACCATCAAGTGTTTTTTTAAGAATATCAGCAAGAAAATCTTGTACAATTTTTGGTGTATCACTGCGTTTTAAGTCAAGACCCATAGCTTTGACTTTACCAGTTTTTCCTTCTATATCAAGACGTTTGCCTTCAAGATCATAAATTAGCACAGCGTAGCGTTTCTTTGTAATAAACAGTCCTTTACTCGCAACCAACTCACGACCACCACGAATAATTTCACCAAGTTCTGGTGTAGTATGAAATGCATCATACATAAACTTTGGAAATGTTAAATTAACCTGTTCGCCAATACTGTCATATAGTTGAATGCAAATCTCACGGTTCCATTCCATGCGACCAGCAGCTACATCATCTGCAATAACTGGCCACGCACTGAAATAAACACTATCAGTGTCACCATAGATAATTACTTTGCCAACATGATCTGCTTCGCCAGTAATAAGTTGATTGACTGTAGCATCCATATGCTTTGCAATGGTGCGACCACATAGCGTAGTGCTTTGACCAATGCGTTGGTCAAAGAAGCGGCAGCCTGCGTTAAGAATAGCACCATATAGACTGTTTAAGTTAATCTTCTTAACTAACTGACGTTTATCCCAGAACGCAATTTCTTTTGGATCTATTGCTTCTTTTTTCTTTTCTTGTAGTTCTTTACGTTCACTATACCAACGTTCAAGCAAACTTGGTATAACGCCTTGACGTTCAAGGTTAAAGATAGTGCCATTTGCACTTAGTGCCCATGGTGCATAATTGTCAAAAATCATATCATAGATTTGCGCCGCACTATACACTTCACTACTGCCATTTTCCCAATCAATAGTAATTTCTGTGCCAATTTCACGGTTCATTACAGCAGTATATTCTAATGTAGCAAATAGTCCTTCCCATGCCGCTGCTAATGATTTGCCTTCATCTATGCGTTGTTTGAGAAGTGCTTCTGTCATTATAGGACGCAGTTGTCCAACAACAGTTTCTGGACCCATATTAAGTGCACGAATAGTAGATGGATAAAGACTATTAATATCAATAGCACCAATCCAATCATGCAAACCTTTTTTAGGATATGCAACATAAGCGCCTGCAACTTGATGGTTTACTTCTTCTTCACGTGATCTGCGATTAGGAACAACTAAACCACGGCGATGTGCTTCATTAATAATTGCTTGTTCCGTAACAGCAACTGCACCCATTGTAGTTTGTAGCAACACAGTGTTATCGTGTGCAATTTCGTTTGCAAGATCAAGAAAGCGCAATTTCTTGTCTAACTTGTTTAGCAATGCAACATCTTGTCGTGAATACTGAATAAATGTTTCAAAGTCACGATTATATAGCTGGTCAAGTGTTCCTTCATATGCGGTCTTACGTTCACCTAATTCATACTCACCAATAGCATCAAGACTGTAACTGTGGCGTTCTTCATATGTATATTTGCGATATAGTTCCATATAATCCATATGCACACGACCAATTAAATCATATGTTGAACTAGTTTTGCCGTATTTTTCATATTCACGCACTTTTGGAAACTGATCCCAAAGACAGAAACGACGAGTATCATCTTTGCTTAAAACAACAGTTACACGATTTATAATATATGGAATATCAAATCCTTCGCTGTTCCAACCACTTAACACATCTGCATCATCAATAAGTTCAATAAATGTAAGCAACATTTCACGTTCACTATCAAACATGAATGTATTATCGAAACGGCTGCCAATGCGATTTGCTTCATCCATGCTCATTGCTTTTGGTGGCAGTGCCAACGTGATAAGTTGATCCATCCAATCAAGATAAACTGTTATTGCAGTTATTCTGGTGAATGGATCATCAGGTGTGCTATACCCTTTTGTTGGATCAAAATCTGTTTCAATATCAAAAAACGCTGTTTGTAGTATCGGTGAGTCTTTGCCAATATAATTTTCAGCAAGACAGCGAAAGATTGGATTTATATCACTTTCATATATACGTTTACCTTTTTTTACTCCACTTAACTCACGACGCATATCTTTGTTACTACGGCAACTTACACGACGAACTGGTGTGTCAAAAATACTACGATGTGTACCATTATCATCTTCGTAATAAAATTGGTAATTACAATTATATTCTGTATAAACACGTTTGCCATCTACACGTTCTACAACGTGAATACGTTCTCGTGTCCTATCGTGAATAGCATCAACGTATGACAATCAACACCCCAATTCTTATTATATTATAATTTATTACTGTGAATCTTGCAAATTATCCGTAGATTGTAAGATGCTTTCAATAATTTCAAGTTCTTCACGTGCTTTGTTAAAATCACGCTTTTGTGCAATCTTAATAGCCTTTTTAATAATTGAAGGTTTAACTTGCATTTCTTCTGCTACTGCTGCAATAGTATCGTTCAACCCACCACGAAGTGTATCAATTTCAGTATTGACGCTAATGCTTTCGCTGATAAGTTGTTTTAACTTGCTTGCTTCTTCTTTATTAAATGTCCTTGACATGAGTTTAGTCCTTTCACTGTCTAATATATATAATCTCTAAAAATAAGTCAATATATAAAAATTTTACTTATATCGTCATAATACTGTAACAGATCGGGTATTAAATAGTTGCGTACCACGGTGGTACACCATCATTCAAACAAAAGGAACAACCCATGAGATTAGACGATTTGGCCACACGTTTAGTTGCTGTTGAAGCAAAAGTAGCAACACTAACAGGCACTACGGTTAATACAGATGCACCTAATACTACAGAAGAACTTGATGCTCGCCTTTCAGTAGTTGAAGCACAAGTTGATCAATTAATTGCTGCAAAGACAGCAGAACACATTGAGGCTATCGTATCCGCACCAGCAGACGCTGCACCAGTTGCAGTTGAGGATGTTGTTGCTCTTTCACCAAGCGCAGACGTGCCAGCAGCCGCTGATATCGTTACTGACGTTGTTACAGATCAACACGAAGCAGATGCTATTGCTGAACCAGAAGTTGCTGCTGTTGTAGCAGCCGCTGTAGCAGCAGTTGTTAGTGCAGAACCAGAAGTTGTTATTGATGCAGTTGCAATAACAGAAGCTATTATAGCC